GGTACGAACATGACCAACAGCGCAACTGGAGTCTATGAGTATTCTTTTAATGACGTGGAAGGCGTTTCCTACACGGCTTACATCGAGATTGTTTACCTCGGCTCGACTTACCATTTCGAAGAGGACGTACCGGCACGAGCGGCCAGCGCCGGATGGATCACCAGCTATCAAACTCTACTGGAGCGTGTTGGCCATTATTTGTTCGGGATTCGCGCCGGCTTCTCTGCGGACCAAGCGGCAGATATCAACGATTGCATGCAAGATGGGCTGCGACGTGTTTACTCTGCACACGACTGGTCTTTCCTGCATCCAGTGGCGGATTTGAGCACCACCGCGCCATACGCCACGGGCACGATCACAATCGCAGCAGGGGTTGTAACACTGACGGGTGGCACGTTTCCAACATGGGCTGCGTCTGGCGTTCTGCAGGTTAAGGATCGGTATTACTCGGTAGCGAGCCGAGTCAGCGGCACGCAAATCACGCTCGACACAACCTCGGCAACTGTCGCCGCCGCGGCGAGTTACCAACTGGCCAGGCCGGAAATACCGCTGGACGCTGCGTTTTACGGGGTGGCGCCCGACAGCGACCTGACGTATTACCATAGTCCTGACCGCTGGTATCCTCCAGTGAAATGGATGCACGACGCGACGATTCGCCAACTTGAAGGAAACAACCCCAAGTTTGACCATCCAGTGTTCTATTCGGTCAGAACGGAAAGGTTCGATCCGACAGTCGGCAGTCGCAAGGTGCTGGCGATGTACCCGGCACCCGATAAAGTTTATACTCTCAAGGTGCCGATGACTTTGCGGCCAGTCCTGCTTGACGCGACGAACCTCTATGCAATTGGTGGAGAGGCTTTGAGTCAGGTTATACTGGAAGCGTGCTTAGCGTCAGCGGAGCACAATTTTGAGGAAAGAGAACACGTCCACGAGAAGCGGTTTATGGAACTAATTGGACTGGCGATTCGCGATGACGAAAACCGTTCCACTCCGACGAGTTTAGGCGCAGACGTAGGGGACCGTGGCAGAAGATTCGGTGTGGTAGACTATGCGCACCGATTGCGAGAACAGCGAATTGGCGGATTGACACTTGGCGGCGGAAGCCTGTAACGAGCATTACACAAAACGAGACCATACCATGTTTTCATCGGCCACCGCCGACATTGTTACAAACGCTAGCGGCGATGCGACGGTTTATCTGACGCACAGCCTTAATCGCAAGCTGAATGGCTTTCTGGTTTTGCTAAAGTACACTCCGGGTACTGTTGCCACCGGAGCAGACCTGACCATTACGGGTGAGAGCAGTGGAATCCCGATCATGACAAAAACTGATGCGGGCACCAGTGTTGTGTTCTACTACCCGCGTGCATCGCTCAATGCAGTAGCAGATGGAGCAGCTTCCATAAATGCCAGCGAATCTATTCCAATCAAAGACGAACGCATCAAAGTTGTTATTGCCCAAGGTGGCAATGGCGGGGTAGGTTCGATTGAAGTCTTTTTGATAGGCAATCCACCGTACTAGAGTTTTTCCGTTAGGACCGGGGTGTCCCCGAACCATTTTTTGAAAGGGAGTTGTCCATGTCGGCACACAGAGTTTTACGAGATTTGTTTCGAGCCTTCGAAAGCGTTGGACCCGGCATCGGTAACGATCCAGGTAACGCTGGAACGATTGCTCCGACCACTTGGGGTCAGGTATACTCTATCGTCACCGCAGGAGCGGAAACCATGACGCTTGCCAGACCGGACAAGGCTGGCATTCTAGTCACTGTCGCGCTCGACACAGACGGAGGCGACTTAACCTTGACTGTCACGGGTGGCTACAACGCAGACGGAGACACGTCGATTACGTTCGCCGACGCGGGCGACATGGTTGTTTTCCTTTCGGTCAAAACCGGCACGACCTACAAGTGGATTGCGATTGCTCAGGAAGGCACAAATGTCGGAGCTGAGACTGGCGACTTCGATGCCCTTTTCATTGGCGGTACGGAGATCACTGCCACAGCCGCCGAGATCAACAACGCGGCTGACGACAGCTTGCACACACAGGCCATCGTGGTGGCTGGAGCTGTCAATGTCAGCGGGACGATCAACCGCGTCACCCTCACCAATGCAATCAACGGCGCTATTACGCTCGCAGCGCCCTCTGCCGCGATGATGGGTAAGTTGCTCACGATCGAGTACATCGGTGTGGGCACCAACAACACAACGCTGGCACTGACCAACGTACAGGGCGGGACTGCCGTCACTACTGCTACGTTCAACGCCGCCAATGAGACGCTGGTGCTCGTAGGGGGCGAACTCAAGTGGAATGTCGTCAAGGAAGTCGGGGTCACACTGTCGTAGTGTAGGCTTTAACTTAGCTAGGGGTGTGACGTGGCGACTAAGGAACTCGTATTCCCGAATGGAGTTGGCCGAGGACTTTCCTTTCGTCAAGAAGTAGGGAAGCGGGAGCAGTACACCTGTCCCTGGAGTACGAACTGCCGCACTCAGGATTTCACGGGTCGGCTGCGCGGTGGTTCATGGTCGCCAGCGGCGGCGGCGGCACAGGTAGGGGTGATTCACAGCGGCGGGTACGTGGTTGCGACTCCAGGGAGCACTGCACCCGGAAGTAGTCACGCCGCTGACTGTGTTTATCGCGGTCGGTTCGTTCGCCCTGCCAGCCAAGCGATCTACGCAAGTCGGCAAGGGACGTACACTGACTGGGCCATGAGCGTAGACATAAGTGATGTTACTCGCCCGTTTCTGATACAGTTGTCGGAAGCGGGTGAACTCGGAGGAAACATCACGGCGCTGATTCCTCACAAGGATGCGTACCTACTGGCAGCGACCAGCAGTTCATTGTGGGTGGTGCGAGGCGACCCGACCGCCGATGGTGGCTTGCAAAACATATCACGCGATGTCGGCATGGTTGGCGCTAGAGCGTGGTGTCGCGACCATCTGGACCGATACTATTTCTTGTCGTCCCAAGGACTTTACACGGTATCGTCGAGTGGCGATGGTTTGGCAGCCTTATCTGAGGATGTCATTCCGGAGCAGTTGACGGGGGTTACGGACGTAAACACGGTCTTAGAATACGACCATGCAACGCGGGGTGTTTATATCCATATTCCTACGGCAGCGGTTTCTTGGTTGTTTGAAACAGATCGCCAAGCATTCTGGCCGTTCAAAGTTGGCTATGCAGGTTCGCATGCGGCGATTGGACCAGTGCGGCTCAACGACGGTGAGACCTACGGCCGACTGTTGCGGATGCACGGCATAACGGCGGCTAGCAGCGCAGATGTGACATGGAGGGTTTTGGTTGGCGACACAGCAGAGCAGGTTAGTGCTGACGCAAAGGCGGCTATCGAAAGCTTGGTTGCTGCAGGCGCGCCATCGAACATTCAAAGTAGCGGTGTCTGGACTGCTGGCGTCAATCATCGATGCTATCCGCGTGCCAGGGGTTTGTTTATGATCCTGCTGTTATCTGCTAGCGGTGCTTGGGGTTGGGAAGGTGCCGTGTGCTTTACGGAACCAAGCGGAAAGTGGAGATAGGGAAATGACAATACCAGACGTACCAGAACAGATTCCTGGTCAGAGCCCGATATTCCTCCCTAGCGTTGCCAATCCATTTCTAAGCATATGGTGGAGTACGCAGACTGTTACCCAAGTCCCCGAAAACGTCATGGGGTGGCTGGTTGCGCAAGGGTACGAAGTTACTGGCATCACCCAGGATACAACGACAGTCCCGCCAACCAATTACTTTGCGTTGACTCGTGAGGGAATGAAGCCTTTGCAGGTGTTGCTGAGCCTGTGTAACAGCTACACGATCGCCGCCAATCAAGCGAGGGAGGCCAACCAGCTCCGGTACAACGAGATAGTTGTCAACTGGACGCAGATGATCGACAGTTCGCACGAGCAGTTCAATGCGCAGACAACGGAGCAGAACGCGCAAGCCGGGATGTTTTTGGCTGACTTAGACGGCTACATGACTGCGATTGAAACGCTCATCGAAGACAATCAGACGCAACTGGTCTTTGATGCAACTGAGGCAAAAACCGCTTTAGTGGTAATGGACTCGCGGTTGACCGAACTGGAAGATAATGCGGCGGCTGGCGCAGTCACCATCAACGACTTGTTGGCGGAACAAGAGGCCAGTCTTCAGGCGTACATCACCGACTATGACACTCAACTTGCGGCATTACAGCAGAACGTTACCGCTCACATAACCACAGTGCTGGATGAAATAAGTTCACTGGACGCAGTGCTAGACGATCACGTTGCCGATTACGCCCAGCAGTTCGATTCGCTTGTGGCAAACTACAATTTCCACTTAGTAGATATCGACGCCTTG